AACGTGTGTCGTGTGGTGGTGCACCGCGTGAGTCTTCTTGGCCGTGTGATGTGCTGCGGCGTGATGATGCTTCTTCGCCGCATGGTGCGCCGTGTGGTGCACCTTTATGCCTAGGGCGTGCGCGATTGCGTCGCGCATGCTGTCAGCAATGCTCATCATCTGATGGCGAATGGCGGCGTCCTGCTTCTTCAGACCGTCGACGATGCCCTTCGCAGCGTGGATGCCCGCGCCGTACATGCTGTCGGCGACAGACTTACCGGTCGTGCTCGCCGTCTTGACTAGCGAGCCCTGCGTTTGGTTTAGCTGCGATATCTGGCTCGCCGTCGCATTCACGAGAGCGTTAGCCGTGTCGCCGCCACTGTCGACGCCCGCCTGAGCGATTTGGTCGAGCAGGTCACCGCGAAGACCCATCTTCCGAAGCCGGTCGATGTTCGCGGCGAATTGCTTCGCCTTCATCACCTGAGCCTGCATATTCGCGAGGACGTCGCCCGCACCGATCGGCGCGCCGTTCTCACCCTGCATGACGACCGAAGCACCCTGCATGATGCCCGACGCGACGTTGTTCTTCTCGTCGGTCCAAGACTTCTGAAGGTCCTTCAGGTGCGCGCTCGCCGACTTCAGGCGACCGGCGATCTTCTCGCGGTTCTTCGCGAGCTGCTCCAGTGCCTTACCGTCTCGGCGAACCGCCTTCTCGACGGCCGTCGCTGCCTTCGTGTGCATCTTCGAGAGAAGCGACATTGTCTTATTCAGGGCGTTCTCAAGTTGCTTGTGCGTGCCGAGTAGACCATTCACAAGACCCTGAATGATCCAGACGCCGAGCTGATGGAAGACCTTTGACGGCGACTTAATTCCGAACATGCTCTTAAACCCGGTTAGCGCGCTGTGACCAATGCCCTTAAGGGTGTCGCCGACTAGGTGCCCGAACGCCTTTACGCCGTTAACCAGACCGTCAATCAGCGCCTTACCGGCGTCCCAAAGCAGCGTCCCGAAGTCACCGACTAGCCCCTTCAGGAAGCGGGTTATGTCGTCGAATGCCTGAGTGACTAGCTTCTTCAGGTCCTGCCAAGCCTTGCCCCAATGGCCCGTGATGATGTCGAGGACAATGCCGATCACGTTTAGCACGTAGTGAATGCCGAGCGTTACGGCATTCTTTATCGCGTCCCAAACCAACATCACGGCGTCTTTGATCACGGCCCAGATATCAGACCAGGTCTGAGCGAGGATTTTCAGCCCGGTCTTTATCAGGTCCCAAGCCTGCTTTGCCCAAATCTCGATGATCTTCCAAGCTAGCTTCCACGCTGCGGAGAGTTCCTGAGTGTGACCCTTCCACCACGTGGTCAGGTCCTTAAAGCGAGCCTTTAGCCACTTCAGAACGTTGTTGTCGAACCACTTCACGACGGCGTGAATCGTCTTCACGCCCCACTGCCAGACGGCATGCCATGCCGCTACTGCCCCGCGCCATGCGGCGACAAAGGCGTGAGCGACGGCCGGAATGTTCTTCTGTATCCAGCCCCACACCTGCCGCCAATGCATGATGAGCATGACCAGCGATGCGACTAGCGCCATAATGCCGATGACGATCCACGTAACCGGGTTAGCGAGCATCGATGCCGTGAACTCAGCGGCGGCGATAGCGGCAGCCGTCAGACCGACGACCAGGATTCCGCCGATGACCCCGGCAAGGGCGTACGCGGCCGTCTTGTGCTTCGTAAGCCACGTGACGCCGGTCGCTAGTACGCCGATCATTTTCGTCGCGTACGGGAGTAGGACTTGACCGATCGAAATTCCGATGGCTTCCGTCGAACCCTTGAATTCGGCCATTCGCTGATTGAAGGTCTTCTGAACGTCCGCCCAACCCTCGACGCCCTTACCGCCGTCCTTCACGTGCTTCGCGATTCCGGCGACGTTGGCTTGAAAGATCTTCGCGTGAGAGCCGGTTAGCTGAAGGGCACCCATCATCGATTTGGTACCGCCAACCATTTGGGCGAGTGCACCGATATAGGTCTTCTGATCCGGGCTTAGGTTCGCGAGTGCCTTCTGAAACTCGGTCGTGTTCTTCGAAGCCTTCTTAAGCGTGTCGATCATCACGGCACCATGCTTCGTGTGCCCCGCGATAGCGGTCGTCAGCATGTCAAGGGTCGACGCGAGACCCTTCTTACCGAGATTCTGCGAGACCTTGAAAGAGTCGAGACCGAGACCGCGCATAGCCTGAGCGGCCTTACCGGTCGGGTTCGACAGGTTGCCGATCGTCTGCCGAAGGTAGGTCGCGGCGACGTCGGCCGACGTTCCCTGACTGGTCATGGTCGCCATAGCGCCGAGAACTTCATTCAGCCCGACACCAGCCGCCGCAGACACGGGGAGGATTTTCGACATAGAGCCCGCTAGGGCTTCCATGTTGGTTTTTCCCTCAGCCTCAGTACCGACTAGGGCGTTCATCACGTCGGTCGTGTTCTGAGTGTTCTTCGCAGCGTTCGACGACTGAAGGTTGTAAGCGTTCATAGCCGTCGTGACAGCGTCGGTCACGGTAGCCAGGTCGGCCGCGCCGACCTTCGCACCCATGGCGGATACGCGAAGGACGTCGAGTGCGTTCCGCCCATGGAATCCCGCCGACTCGACCATGTACAGACCTGACGTCAGGTCCTTAGTCGACTCGCCGACCTGCCCCGCCATGGTCAGTACGCCACGACTCACCAGGTCCATGTTTTTAGCGAACTCGCCCGCACCCGTGCGAACACGGGTCATCTGAGTCTGAAAGTCGGCCGCCATGTGAACCGTTTTGACGGCCGCAGCAGCCGCAGCGACACCGACGCCGAGAAGCGCCGCCTTACCGACGGCGCCTAGCTGCTTCATCGAGCCGCCGCCTTCGCGCTCGACCTTCTTAAGCTCGGTGCGAACGCCACGCGAAGTGGCCATAAAACCAGTCGAGTTACCTAGGAACTCGATAAAGACCGGGGGCAGCGATCCCACTATTAACCCTCCCTAGCCACCTACTCACGTGAGTAGGTGGCCGAGTTAGAAGACTTTGGTCGCCGCGCCCCAATGCTTCTCCCATATGGCGGGCATTTTCGGTTCAGCGTTACGAACGCCCGGCTTGAAATACGGGAACTTCGCTTCCTGCTGTGCCTTGTAAAGGTTCTGGACGTTCCCCGCACCACCGGCGAAGACAGCCGTCGACATGGCATGGAATCGGACCCGGGGGCGTCGACTCGCCTTAATCGAGCCGTACAGATGACCCGTGAAGTAACCCGGACCACCCGTGCGCGGGGAATGTTCCGGCCCGGCGACGGTCACGGCTTCGCCGGTACGGTCAGACGGTCCGCGATGATTCCAGCGTGGGGCACCCTTCATCTCTCGACGAATCGAGCGCTTCGTGACCCGCCCAACTTCCTGAAGGGCCTTGCGAGTTGCTAGGTCAACGCCCTTATCCATCATGAGTAGGGACTCAGCCGTACGCCGGTTCCCATGCACGACGGCGCTAATGAAGTCACCCGGCATTCTTGTTCGCCTCCCGCTCTTCGAGCGTCTTACGCACCTTCTCGACCGTGTTGTCGACGGCTAGCAACCAATCGAGTTCGACGGCCGATTCGTCGTCGAGTTCGGACGGGCGACAGTGCAGCATCGTGCACAGTCGCCACGTCCGATATTCCTCCGACGGATACTCGGAAGGGTCGTATCTGTCGCCCCCCTCCAGCGCCGACGCTAGGCGACGGAGGGCTCGATAGGGGACGCCGGGTCAGGGGTCGGATCGAAGTCGGGCATGAGTTCCTGCATGTACGGCGAGGTAGCCGCGCGAAGGGCGTCGAGGTCACGGCCGGGCAGGTCCTGACAGCCGTCGGCCGACACGGGGAACTCATACGACCAGCCACGGACGGCCGCAACGATAAGGGCGTCGTTCAGGTCTTCGAGTAGGTCGAATGCCTCGCCCATGCCGGAAGCGATCTTCAGTTGCTGGTCGGGGGTGAGTTCCTTACCGCCCGACTTCTGAGCCTCAGCGACGGCTCCGGCGAAGGCAGGCATACCGGCGAGGGTCGTCTGAATCCGCTTAATCGGTCGGCGCTGTCGCTCGGTCACGTCGGCGACGGGGCGAAGGTCGGCCCAACCACCGGACGGCAGGGAAACGCGAGTAGGGGCTAGCTCAGTCATTACTTGTAAGTTCCTGACGTAACGGCGTTCTGAATGGTGACCTTCACGGGCGAGAAACCACCGGACGCGCCGATGTCAGTCGAGTTCGCGAGGGCTTCGAAAGTGATCGGAATCTCGACGAAGTCCTTACCGCGCGAAATATCAGCCGCCGAGTAAGCGACCTTCGTCATGTGCAACTTCACCTGAGTCGCCGCAGCACCGGCACCCTGCGAGAAGTTGAAGTCAAGCGCGGGCTGAACCTGCGTCAGGTAGTTAGTCAGCTGAGAGTCGTCTTCCATGATCAGAGTCATCTTCCCGTCGACAGTGACGGGACCCGACCACAGGTTCGTGGGTGCCTGAGTACCGTCGACGGTATTCATGATGGACACCGGCCGCTTAATGCTCACCTCAGCGTCGAGGACACCAGCCTGAGTGACGCCGCCAATCTGCGCGACACCCAACCATGCAGGCTGAACCTGAACGGCCGTGAACGACGCCGTCGGAAGGGAAGCGGTAACCGACCCGAAGGTCGTCGCCTTCGCCGAGTAGGTCAACAGACCGTCGGCGTTGAACTTCAGGCTTAGCTCACTGAACTTCGCACCGGCGTACGCCCGGGTAGCGACGGAGTATGTGTCGGTCAGGGTGTACGACGGGGGCTGTCCGGTACCCGTGTTGAGTACGGCGACGGCATGCGTGAACGGGGCAGAAGCGCCGGTCGTAGTCAGGTCGCCGAGAATGCCGGTAACCAGCCACCCGAGCGTGTCGGGGAACACGTCGCCGTCGAAGTCAACGGTCGCCGTAACCGGACCCGCAACCTTGTTGTAGGTCTCGACCATGGACCCGCGCCACCCCTTGTCATCCAGGAGTACGACGCTGTCCTTCGGCGTGATGTTGGTGACGGGTATAAACGCCGTCGGCGGTACAGCGGTACCGAAGGTGGCTTCCTTCGCGATACCGAGAAAACTGAGAATTGAAGACTTAGGCATTAGGCACCCTTCGGGGCGTCGACGGCCGGGGCGGGCTCAGCCGGGGCAGAATCGGTCTTCGCCGGGGCGGGCTCAGCCTTCGCCGGGGCGGGGGCAGGGGCGGACGTGTCGACGGCTTCCCATCGGCCGTCTTCCGGCTCGACGTACCACTCGACGCAATCGCCGGGGCGAACCTCACGGCCGATGCCCGGGTAATACCGCTCATCCGAGCCCGTGTAGGTGTAAGCAGCCACGTTAAATCCTTTGGTAGCACTCGACTTCGAGAGTTGCGCACGCGTGAAAACCGGCGTGCGCGTCGTCCCAATCGACTTCGGTCAGGTCGGTAATCGGCTTCGCGACGACGACAGCGCCGCCGAGAGTCGGATCGGAACGGACAACGGAGATGATCGACTCGACGAGACTCGACGCCCGTAGATAGGTCGCCTGAGCGTCGTCGCCGCCCCGGTACACATCGACGATCACCTCGACCGTGTATCGCTCTTCGAGCCATCCCGCACCGCCCGACCCGACCATCGAATTCACGCCGAGACGGCGGTGAACCTTCCCGACCGACACAATGTCGTCGGGCTGATTGGGTCCGGGCACGTCGTAACAGACGAGAAGGCTCGACCGGGGGCTGTTCGGGTCCGGCGTTAGCTGAGCGGTAAGCGTGTTGAACAGATATGCCCGTGCGGCCGGGGCAGAAGACGAAGGGATCATTAGGCAATTCCCGGGGGGCGTCGGAACGGGTGCCACAATTCGAGGACACGGGTCGGCAGGGCGAAGCCGGTCGGAATGAAGTGCTCGCCGCCGTCTCCAGCGCCGCCGAACTTCGGACGGCCGCCCTGTTGCGTGAGCTGCCACAGATGACGCACTAGCTCTAGTACGCCGAGACGGATCGAATAGGGGACGGTCGAGCGACCGGCCGTGTAAACGACCTTCACGTTCTTCACGCCTTCGGCGAAGTCGACAGCGTCACCGCTGAAGGTGCGTCGGGTTAGCACGCCGGTCCCGTAGTCGACCGTGTAGGCGAACGCCGACGACACGCCCCCGCCTAGGGGCGACTCGGTCAGCACGAACGACCCAAGCCCGTAGAACTCGGTCACTGACAGAACCGACTTCACGGGAAGCCAGTCAGGCACGATGGACGGAACGCCGCCGTCGAGGTACTGCGTATGAGTCTCAGGGATGAACGGGCCGCAATGGTCGCGGGCGAGATCTGCGGCGGCGAGAATGAAGCCCTGAAGTTCGTCATCCTGCCGAGTGTCGGTCGGCGTGATGTTCAGGTGCGCCTTCACTGAGGCGAGGTCGACGAGTTGCTCGACGCCGACGGCGCGAACCTGAAACTGAGTCTCGCTCGACCAGACAACGCCGGTTCCGGTCGCCGTCCATCGGACCAGCCACACACCGGCGACCGAGACGGACGGCACGACGGCCGTGTACGCCCCGCTAACGGGTCCCGAGACCGTAGGCGAGGTAGTCGCCCCGTTCGGGTCCGTGACGGTCACAGAGACCGTTACAGCGCCGCTAGGGGCTCCCCCGTTGTCGGCGACCGGCACGGCGCTTACGGCGACGTCCTGCCCCGCGAAGTAGATCAGCGACACGGAAGCCCCTTCGGCTAGCTAGCGCGACGGACCGAAGCCCGGAAGACGGAACCCGGCTCGCCGAAGTCGGCGACCAGACGGAAGAAACGGCCCGTTAGGCGCGTCTCTGACGTGTTCCGGTACTGGACCGGCCGGGGCAGAAGAACGGCGCTTCCAGCGGCGTCTATGGCTTCCTCGAAGCCGACGCTCGGCTGTACGCCGTTGAAGCTGTAGAGAAGGCGAACCGAATCGAAGCCGTCGCTCTCAATCCATTCACCGGTAAAGGTGCCGTTCTCGTCGAGCACGGCGTCGACCTCGACGGCGATATCGGAACGAACGGCAGGCTTAGCGGGTGGCAAAGACTCTCCTAGGGTTGGACCGGGGGCACCTACTCACGTGAGTAAGTGCCCCCAATCACGGGGCGAACTAGAACGTCGGGGCGATCAGACCAGTACCCTGGATAAGCGCGATGCTCTGGGGATAGCGTCCGGCCTGGAACGACGCGTAGTTGTACAGACGGATGAAGACCGACAGGTTCTGAGCGAACGTCTGCTGGAACGCCTCAGCGCGAACGTTGCCTTCCCACAGCATCAGGTCGGCCATGCGCGCGATGATGATCACGTCTTCGGTACCGGCGCCGTTCGTGGTGGTAATACCGGCGTCGACGTACACGGGCAGACCCTGAAGCTGACCGACGTAACCCTGAGCGGCGACGTCACCGGCCGCCGCAAGGTTGTTCATCGGGGAACCGGCCGAAGGGGTGACCAGCGGGCGACCCTGACCGTCGGCACCGGCGAGGAAGTACGCCCACCGGCGCGGGTGCATCACGATCGTGTCCGGGGGCAGGAACCGCGAAGTGTGCACGGTCTGAATCGCACCGGCGATCTTCGAGTAAAGCTTCGCGATCGTCGGCGCGCCATCGACGTACGACACGGCGTTGATACCGGCGAGCTTCGTAATACCGGTCAGGTTGCCCGCACCACCCGCAGCGGCGAGAACCTGAGCATTCAGCTTCTGCGCGTAGTCGCCCGCGAGGTCGGAAAGAACGACCTGGTCGATGTTCAGCGGCGACTGTTCGAGCAGCTGAAGCGAAATGGTCTGGCCACCCGCAATGGTCACGACCGGGCTCGAAATGCTGGTCGTGGTCAGGTCGGTGTTCTGAACGGCCGTGTTCTGCGTGGTCTGCTGAGCGACAGCGGTACCGGTCGCGACCTTCGGAATGTTGATCGCGTCAGTACCGGCCGGAAGCGCGAAGGTCGGCGTCAGGTTCGCGGTAATGCGAGCCGGACGGGCGAGCTTCACGAACTCCTGCTCTAGCCACAGGGGCGGAACGAACTCGCCACCCGCACCGTTCACGGTCGTAATGGCTCGCTTCTCAGCGTCGGCGCGCATGCGGTCGTTGCGAGTCAGTCGCTCGGACGCGTCGCGATCACCCTTGTTGCGCGCAAGGTGAAGGTCTCGGAAATAAGACCGACCGCCAACGTCGTTGCGGTAGATCTCAGGCTCGCTAGTGACCTTCACGGAACCGGCGTAGCGCTTCGCGACGTCGGCCGCCTTCTCGTCGGCGCGAATCTGCGCGTCGAGTTCCTCGATACGCGCGTCGAACTCGCGAACCTCGGTCTCTAGCTTGTCGAACTCCGACTTCTCGTCGTCGGACAGGCCGCGCTTCTCGGTCTTCGCGGTCTCTAGCATCGCGTCGAGCTTCGAACGGGCCTCGGTGCGATTGGCGATAACGCCGTTAATCACATCACGCATGGGTGAGGTACTCCTGTTTTGGGCATGGCGGAAGCACCTACTCACGTGAGTAGGTGGCACCGAAGGGGTTAGAGAGAAAGCGCTCGAAGGCGAGCGTCGTAAAGAGATAGGTCGACGTCCTCGACCTCTCGCGCTTCGTCGCTCTCCCCTGCCGGGAGAGCCGCCGCGAGTTCAGGGATCAGCCGGAAGAGAGCGTCTAGCTTCTCCGGGGTCAACTCCCCCGCGCGCAACTCGCGCATAGCCGAAGCGAGTTCGGCCGATCGGAGCGAGGTAAGCCCGCCCGTGTGAGGGTTGGCGCCATAGTTCACGACCGAGACGTCGCCCTTATTCAGGTCGACTTCGGTAATGTCGCGCTGAGTCCAGTCGGGCGACCAGTCCTGACGCACGACCCGGAACGCGAACGACATTTCATCGAGGTCGCCCCGCTCCATAGCGCTACGCAGCGTCTGAACGGCAGGCGACGCCGGGTCGAGGTCTGCCTCGACGTGAAGCCCTGTCGAGTCCTCGGCGAGCCGCATGGTGCCGCTCTTCGTCCTCGCGAGGGTGATGCCGTCGTGGTTGACTTTAAAAGGCACGTCGGCACCGGCAGCTAGCGTCCTCGCGAACGCCCCCGCCCGAATTACCTCCGTGTAGTCGCCTAGAAAGTCCTGCATCTCATACGCGGCGTCGACGACGGACGCATAACCCCTGAAGGTCAGGGAGTTGCCTCCCGTGCCGTCCGCCGACTCTCGAAGCTCGACACCCTCGAAGGGTCGGCTTCGGTTCTCGACGACCCCCTGAAGGGTCGCGCGACTTGCAAAGTTGCTCACTACAAAACCGCCCCCAAATCGTCGGCCTTAGGCGCAGTAGATGAAGCGGCGTTGTCCTTCATCTTCGGTGCGCTGGAATTCAGCGGGGCGGCGATGTTGTCGCCACCCTCGACCGGTGCGTAATTCTCAAGCGCACGAATTTCGTTGGTCGTGAGAATTCCGGTTGAACGGGCGGCCGTGTAAACGGCGTACCGTCCGGCCGTGTCCGTCCTCAATAGGGCGTCGGCGTTGAACCGTGCCGTCTGAGGTTTGCTGAGCATGGTTGACCATGCGTCTTCGAACCGGCCCAACCACGGTGACAGCGTGTAGGCGAGAAAGCCGAGCCCCTGCTGTTCGATGCCGGTTCCCCATGAGGTCGTCTTATCGACCTGACCGAGCATGTGCGGCGGTACGCCGAACAACATTGCTAGGTCGAGATTCTGTGCCGCCCGGGTGCCGAGAAACTGAGCGTCGTCGGGCGTGACGCTGATTGGGTGCCAGGTAGCGCCGCCCGTAAGGACGCCGACCGTGTGCGAGTTCCTGAGCCCGCCATGCGCCGACTGGAAGCTTTCTTTGAGCCCTCGCGCCCGTTCCCGGTCGAGGTCGCCGGGCACCGAAACGATGCCGGACATGTGAGCGCCGGACCCGAAGAAGCGCGCGCCGAACTCTTCAGCGGCGAGACCGAGACCGATCGCTTCCCGGGCGTACTGAATCACGCTGATACCGGTCGCCGCCCCTGGGTACGACATGCCCAGTAGGTGAACCATGTTGTGAGCCGGAACGGTCACGTTGTCGACTTCGTACGCGCGCTGTCCGCTCTCGTCGAACTCGCACTTCACGTGATCCGGGTGCAGTACCCGAAGCCGAGTCGGACGGCCCATGCGGTCGCGCGTCAGGACAACGGCGTACGCGTTCCCTCGCAAGAGCAGCGAAACCATCATCTGACCGAAGCCCTGTCGGCGCGTAGTCAGTGCCGAATTCGAGCCCCCGCCGAACGGGTCGGAAATGATTTGCGGGGGCGGCTCGACCGTCTGTCGAATCTCGCCGTCTGCCTTCACGGCATCGAACGGGAGACCCGAGACAGCGTCAGAGAGAATGCGGACGGCCGACGCGACGACGAGAAGGCGCATAGCCGTCTCTTCGGTCACGGACACGCCCGAAGCCGACTGAGGGGCGAGCTGTCCATTCGAGGGGATCGCCCACGGGTCACCCGACCCGCTAGCCAAAATGCCCCGTGTCTGCTTACTGGCCCGGCGTAGAAGGCTCATTGCCCACCACCCAACCAACTAGCAGAAGCGCGCCGCCGAGAAGACCGACGCCCAGCGCTGAACTGAACGACCAACCCGCGCCGACCAGACAGCCGAGACCGCCGATATCAGCGCCGTCGGATATGACGCGTCGCCACGGAAGCGACGGGAGGTATTTCACGCGTACTCCTAGAGATCGGCCCAGTTAAAGAACTGTGTTTCGGGCTCGCGTTCGGGTTCCTGCATCGCTCGCTCTAGTCCCATGACGGCGGACACGGCGAGGTCGATTTTCCGGGGCGAGCCCTTCGAGTCCTTACTGATTCGCGACCCGCGAGAGTCGGTGCGAATTACTGTGTTCGACAGATGACGCGCTAGGCGAAGGTCGCCGGAATGCGTGAGCGACTTATTCATGACGGCTTCGAAGAAGCGCTGAGTCGCCGGAACCATTCGGGCGGGCGACTGAGGGAACTCGACGACGGGCAAGCCTTCGTCTTCGAGAACCTGATACGTCCTCGCCCATCGGAACGGGTCACACACAATCTCGCGCACCGACCAGCGACGACACGCGTTACGTATCTCCGCCTCGACGTCGAGGATTGGTACCGACCAGTCCTGACCGGATTCCTTCGGCTTCTCCCATGCGGCGACGACGTCGATGTGTGGGAGTTCCTCGCCCTGAGGGCACGTGACCACAGTGAGCGCCGTCGAGTCGTTGTTAAACGACCCATCGAAGGACAGCACGACCTCAGCACCGGCCGGAATCGGCTCGCTCGCGCCCTTGCACTCGTCCCATGCGCCGGACGGAAGCCACGCCTGAGCCGTCGAGACCCATTGGTTAAGTCGCTTCGTCCGGTACTCCGCTTCGGGTGTCCGCAGTACAGCGGCGGCGAAGTCGTCGGCCGACACAATGTCGCCGTAACCAGGGTTCGCGTTTGCCCACACGGCCGGGTCGCGATGATCCGACCCTTCCGGGGCTCCCCACCATTCGAAGTAGAACGACGGGTCGTCGATCTCGCCGGAAACGATGCGCTGTCCGTATTGGTACATCCCGTAACACAGGGAGTCGCCGCCCGTGCTATCGCTCTTCACACCGGCCGTCGTAATGCCGACGAGAAGGGGCTCAGTACGGGCACCGGTCGCGAGCGCCATAACGTCCCAGAGTTCACGGTTCGGCTGAGCGTGCACTTCATCGAAGAGCACAAGGTGAGGGTTAAGACCCTCCTTCGTAAATGCCTCAGCCGAGAGAACCCGGTAAACACTTCCGGTCGCCGGAAGCTCGATAGCGTCGCGGTAAGTCTTGAAGAGTCCGCCGAATTGCGGCTCTAGCTCGATCATCTTCTTCGCGGTACCGAAGACAATTCGAGCCTGTTCTTTATCAGCAGCGCACGAAAAGACCTCGCCGCCCTTAGGGCCGAAGGCGAGACCGTACAGCGCCACACCGGCGCCTAGCGCGCTCTTCCCGTTCTTACGGGGCACGCCGATAAGTGCCTGTCGGTGCTTCAGACGGCCGTTCTCTTTGCGGGCGAATAGGCGACGCATCATGGCCGTTTGCCAGTCGCGCATAACCATCGGTTCGCCCGCTGAACCGCCGACTGAATCCTTCGTGACCCGGAGAAACTGAGTGAACGATCCGAAGTCGTCGCCGTCGCCCCGGGCTATCTCGTCGGCCGTGACCGGCGTTAGGTACAGCGGGGTAGTCACGGCGTTACCTCCCTGAGCACCTACTCACGTGAGTAGGTGGCACGCTTCGCGAGCATGTCCTCGAATGCGTTCTTCGCCTTCACTTCGGCGAGACCCATACGGGTACGGTCGGCGGGCGTGTAACCGAGAGACGCGAGCACGCTATGAAGCTGCTTACGGCTAGTCGACAGCGCGCCGACCAGTGGATTTATGACCGGATAGCCCTTCTCGGTCACGAAGACTCGACCGGCTTCGTTGATCTCGCGCTGAATCTCGGCGCACTCGTCGACGAGACGGGCGGCGAGTTCGACCGTCGGGCGGTCGGTATTGGCGAGCCAAGGGGTCGAGGCGACGACGCCCCGAATGAAGTCGACGCCGTCGGGGCCGAGATCTTCGGGCGGTTCGAAGGGAAGTTCAGGGAGCGCGACCGTGTCGGCGACGGCCGGTAGTGCACGCTGCCCCGGGTTGCCGAGTTTGCGCTTCCGTTCAATCGGCTTCGGAGGTCGACCAGCGGGCATGCGGGCGACCTCCCCGGGGGCTAAATTCGGACATTAAGGGGTGGATCGGGCCGATACCCCCCGGTTCGAATTTCGCGGCGGTGTGTTCCTGGCTGGGGGCTGGGTCCGTCGGGCTTGCACCGCTAGAGATAGGAGTGCCCCCCTATAGACGTGGATGTCCGAATTGGGACTGCCCACCTCGATAGGCTTGACTCTCAGCGGGAAGTGTGCTTACGGCTATTGCATGAACGGCACAAGACTTGAAGGTTCGACCTGTCGTCGGTCCCACCTAGAGCCTTGGGTGTGATGTGGTCGACTGTCAGATCAGAAGCGACGTGCGACGGCACTCCGTAGCCTTGGCACTGCTCACCGTAGGTATCCCTATGCTCAGTGAGTATCTGTCTACTAAGTCTCTGCCAGTGGTACCCATACCCACGTTGGGTAGACGTACCACGATAGGCATTAGCTCTCTGTCTGTATTCCGCCTCATGTACATCACAGCGTGACGGGTTATACGTGAGCCGCTTACACACTAGGCAGGGACGCTTACGCACCTATCAGCCTCGCTAGATCGCCCGGCGTAACGTCCCCTGGAATGCGCCCCGGGAATAGCTCGATATCAGCCTGCCGGAATACTTCGGTCACTAGCTGACTGCAAATCATGTGGTGGGTGTCCTCGACGTAGCGTTCTAGGAACGACGCGCCGAAAAGACGACGTGCACCGATCGCGAGATAGTCGAGGTAGCTATAGGGCGTATTCACGAGACGGAAAGCCTTTCTCGCGATCGCCTTACGCTGCTCTTCGGTTAGGTCGAGGTCGCTATAGAGCGTGTCTCGCCCGCCGACAGCGGAATCGAGCGGAACTAGCCTCGCACCGCCCGGCTCAGCCTGAACGACCCAACCATCGGCGACGACGACGAACGCGTGAGTGAAGCGCGAGCCGGACCCGATTACCTTCTGTCCGGCCTCAATCAGACGGCCGGTAAGACCGTGAATGCGGGTCACGCCGAACTGACCGATCGAGGGCGTTGTCGAGTAGCTCATACCGTCCTCAGAAGGGTGTGTTCGTCGCCCCGAAGTCTTCGCGAGTCTTCGCCTTGTGGCAGGGCTTACAGAGAGCCTGAACGTTCTCGGCGACGTCCTCGCCGCCGAGTGCCAGGGGGTGAATGTGGTCGACGTCGAGCCCTGAGGCGAGTCGAGGAATGCCGCACTCAGCGCACGGGAAGCGACCCGCTCGACGGAGTTCCTTACGGAGCTTCCGGGCGGCGTCGTTGCCCCGGGCGAGGACGTCTGAGCGTCGATAGTTCGATACGCGCAACGTTCCGCCCTTCGGGGCACCTACTCACGTGAGTAGGTGAGTCTGTGAGTGCCTGCCCCGGGATTCGAACCCGGACCGTCGGCGACCTAAGCGCCGTGTCTCTGCCGTTGGACTAGACAGGCTCGTTTGCTGGCACGGCAGGACTCGAACCTACGACTAACGGATTAACAATCCGTCGCTCTACCGACTGAGCTACGCGCCAAAGAGAGAGTTGCTCGGAATCGAACCGAGACACGGGGCTTATGTTCCGTGCCCAAACCTGGCAACGCACGAGAAGAGCCCCGCGCTACAACCTAGGGAGAGAAGCTAGGGAGCGCGGGGCGTTAGAGGGGCGGAACTCAGACCGCCTGCAATGGTTGGGTGCGCGGGATTCGCCCTCTATACACACTAGAGCGGAAGGGTTTTCCCTAGAGCGGAGCGGTTTTCTCGCCCGGGTGACGCAGGTGACGTTCGATGTGTTGTTTTGGGTATCCCTAAGACTTCTCTAAGGGATACCTGAAAATGCATATCGAACGTCACCTGCGTCACCCGAACCCCTCACGCTGTCGCGCCGACGGCATGACGCACACTCTCCGTAATCCCCTGGTTACAGCTTAGGGTCACCTTACCGAAGCCGTACGCGGCCGTCTGTGGGCATGAAAAAGCCCCGGTCGGGCCGAAGCCTTACCGGGGCGGTTTCAGGGCCGTACGGCCGTCACAGGGCCGCTAGCTCCGCCTCGCTCGGTTCGACGGCGTCGTCGTCGACGGGAAGCGGTCGCCAATCGAGCGTCACGCGTTCCTCGACGGGAATGAACTTCTTCGTTTCCGGGTCACGCCCCGCGCCGATGGAGACGCCGGTCAGAAACAGGTCGAGGAACGACCGCCGCTTGAATACGTCCCACTTGGACCAGGGCGAGCCGGGGCCGATCGGGTCGTCGTCGACGGCGAACCATTCCGTCGGGATGCGAACCGCATCCGCCGTCTGCACGTCGAGGGTGGCGAGTCGGCCCGTGCACTCGTCCTCGAATTGCCGGTACTGCGTCATGGTCGCGCGCCACATGTCGAGTTCTTCGCGACCCCGGTACAGCCCCGCTTTGCGGTCCGCCTGAAGCTCAGCGATCGACTGCCGGACGTGGTCGAGGTGAGACGCCGTCTCTCGCCGTTCCTCCGCGACCCCGGCGAGGTCGGTCTGAGCCGCAAACCGTATCGCCGCAGCCTCGACCCATGCGCGGTCGTCGGCGTCGTCCATGTCGGCGTTCGCGAGCCGTGCCCACACCCGGTTAGCTACGTAGTCGTCTGCGAGGTCGCGCCGGATCGCGAGGCCGCCGTGACCCTTCGGGTTTGAGCACATGTACGACCCTGCGCTTAGCGTGCCGTTCCGGCCCTTTGTGCCGCCTGTCTGTCCCATGGACCCGAGACACATTCCGCAGCGTGTGAACCTCCATCCGCTAAGCAGTGTCGGCGTAATCTCCGCCCCTCCGGGTCTGACGTCGGGGCGTGAACGCTTCTTGCGTGCTTCCTGTAGTTCGAGCCACTTAGCACCCGTGATGAGCCCCCTATGGGGCGCGAGGGGCTTTCCTGTCTCGTCGCGGGCGATCACGTTCACGTGTGCCTTACCGCGCTTGACCCGGTCGACGGCGAAGCCTCCGATGGCGGGGTGGTTGAGAATCCAGCGGACGGTTTGTGCTCGCCATCGGATGGCGTCGTCCTCGCCGGACACCCGTCGGGCTTTGATTGATTCCAGCCGCTTAGGGGTGGCGCGTCGTGCGGCGTTGCCCGGGGCCGGAACGTTCTCCTTTTCGAGGGTTACCGCAATGCTGTTGTCGGTCTGCCCGCTGAACGACATTTCGATCATGCGCATGACGGTTTCGACGTGATCGGGATTGTCGTCGTCGGGTTCGAGGACGGAAACGACCAGGTTTCCAATCTGTTCGCGGGCGGCGCGCATTCCGTAGACAGCGGAGCTTGAATGGTGCCCGCCGACGGCTTTGATTTCGTCTTTCGCGCCCTTGAGTCGCTCGGCCTTAATGTCGCTGTCCTGCTTAGCGAGGGCAGCGATAAGAGCGAAGATCGCAACGCCGATCGGCGAGGACGTGTCGAGGAACGGTTCAAGCGCCGACACGAACCGCACGCCGTGCGCCTTGAATTCGCGGTCTATGTCGAGGGCATCGTGTGCACCCTTGCGCGTGAGCCGGGAAAGCTCATTGACGATCACCACGTCTACCTCACCGGCGCGTACGGCTTTCATGAGTTCCTCGAACCCGGGGCGGATCACCTTCGGGTCCCACCCGGAGCGCCCGACGTCCTTGAACACGCGTTCAGGGGCGACCTCCCACAGGACACCGCCCGCCGACCGGGAAGCGGCGACGGCCGCGCATGCGGACACCTGCGCCTCGGGGCTCGCCTCGGATGCGTCGGGGCGTGCTTTCGACTGCCGGGCGTAGATCGCCACGCGTACGGTGTCCATCAGGTGGGCGGGCGTGTTGGGGGAAACCATGGGTGCCATGTCTTGATTCTGCTGCATCACTGCTCTGACCTGCGCTTTCGTGACCGATTCTTTGTGATGGTTAGTTACCCATGGAAGGTGATCCATAAGCAACTAACCAGCACCGTATCAGGGCCCGTGTCGGCACAGGGGATCGGGACAGCGGGAAGCCCCGCCCGGCGAGGGTGCCGAACGGGGCTTAGGGTGAGGGAGCGGGTCCCGGAGCGCTATGGATGCTCCGGGGCTCGCTTGCTATCCGGCCGCTATGGGTTTGCCGATCCTCGCGAGCCGGTAGGCGCCGTGAAGCCTTGAACCTTCCTCGCAACCCTTGCTCGGCCCCTTAGAGCTGACACAGACCGGGCAGGGCGGCGTGACTCCGTCCCTGGGGTGCACGTGGTCGACGTACGCCGCCCACGCTGTCTCGTAACCTGCCTGGGGGACCGTCGGCCCCGTTCCCTCGCTCATGCCGACGCCCGCTTTCCGAGTAGGTCGGCGCAGTAGCCACAACCTTTGATCACGCCGGAATTCGACGCTGATTCGAAGATCGCGATTACCACGAGGGTTTGAGTCTCTCCGCCGCACAGAATGCAGAAAGCCCACGGCTTCGGGTAAACGATCTTCGCTTGCCCGTCGCCCGTAGGCTCAGAGTCAAGCGACATTCGCACGGTGTCGACCGTGTCCGCTTGGGTCATTTTCGATTGTCCTGTCTGAACGTCAGGCCCGGCGAGTTACCAAGCCAGTCTCAGAAGGCTACTCCTCTAGTACGTAGGTCGTACGTCCCACGGTGACACTCGTCGCACCGTTCCTAACCTGCTGAGCGGCACCCTCGAACTCTTCTGCGCGCTCTTTGTGCTCCCGTGCTGCGCGCTCCCACAGCGCCGCGCGTCCTTCGAGTTTGCCGAGTAGGGCGGCGACGTCGGAGAAGGTTTTGATCTTGGGTGGGGTGATGCCGTCGAGCGGCTCGTATGTCTCGTCATCCATGCGGGCGAGCCTAGCGGGCCGCTCTCGGCCTCACAGTCCGTAGAGATCAGGGAGTGACCCCTCATGCGGTACGTCCTCCTTGTGGCGCACGAACGGGCCCTGATCCCGGAGCGACAGGAAGACGGCGGGATCGACTGTCGGCGGGTCGTCGGGTGTCGGGTCGGGGGCGAGCTGGTCGCCGGGGTCGGCCGTCGGCGGGTCGCTGGGCGTCGGGTCCGGCGTCGGTGCCGGGGCGGAGTCGACAGCGTCGGCGACTGCCTGACCGACCGTCTGAACGGTGTCGTGCGTCGCCGCCGTCGGGTCCGTGATCTGAGCCGTCGCGACGACCGGAACGTCGGCTGTCGGGGCGAGCGCCGTCACGGTAACTGTCGCCGGGTCGGCGGGAGTTGCCTTCGTCGGGTCCTCGACGGTCAACAGGATCTCGACACCGACACGGGCGGCATGCCTGCCCGGCTTCGCCTTCTTCTTGCCCGGCTTCTCGAAGACGGCATCAAGGATCGACGCGCCCGGCTTCGGTGCCTTCACGGTGCCCCACACGTACAGGGTTCCGCGTGCGTCGACACGGGCCTGAATCGTCGAGCCCTTCACGGCGTGCTTCTGCACCTTGTGCACGATCGGGAGTGCCCACGACGGAAGGTTCTTGAGTTCCGGAAGCATGTCGTCGAGCCCCTTCCGGATCGCGTCCTTCCCGTCGCCGGTCGGCTTCGGCGTCGGCGAGGGCGTCGCTGTCGGGGCGGTTCGTCGAGGCGTCGGCACGGTTCCCAGGGACGGCCGCGAGAGCGTCTCTGAGGGGCCCTGAGCCGCTCCGTGCGCCGACGGCACCCGGTCGGCCGCCGTGAGCCCCTCAGGGACGTACACGGGCGGTCTCGACGGGTCCGGCTGGTCGAGGTCGGGCACGGCGTCGCCGACCGGGCGGGATCGTTCGTAACTGATCGCCGTAAGCCCCGTGAAGGCTGCGGCCGTCGCCAGTGCGGCGAGAGCCGACACATAGCGCGTCCGGCGTGGTGGGTCTGATCGGGCATGTTCGGGCATGATCGGACACTTTCAAAAAATCGGAGTGCTGGATTCCGATAGTGGCACATTCAACAGGTGATCGGTACACCAGTCGCTTCAGGCGACCAGGGAGGACACGACGGCGCTCGCCGGGAACGGGGGCAGGGTCGACCAGTCGGCAACCCACTCGCCGACGGCGATCATCGGCAGACCGGGGGCGAGTGCTCGCCACTCCCCCATGCCGACTAGCCAACGGGTCGTGTTGCCCCGTACCTCGATCCGGAACGCCTGAACGCGCGTCAGGATGCGGGCGACGATCGCGCCGACCGTATGCAGCGCCGCCGCTATGTCGGCTTCGCTGGTGACTAGTTCGAGGAACGACGTAGCCTCGAACTCAGGGGCGGGAATCCATCGGATGAGACCGGCTTCGTCAACGGCCGGAACGGCCACCGTGAAGGCGGCGCGGTACATGTGGCGCATATGCGGAGCCTCGCATTCCGCATGCCGTCGCGCCTATCGCCCTTAGGTCTCGTCTACACGACTGTCGTCGTACGCCTACAGGATGATCTCGGGTAAACCCGTTCGGCATAGCCGAACGCCATAACTGATAACTCATCAGTAGTGATACTTAGTTTCGCTAAGCAATATCCCGACCCCGGGAACGACGAAGGCACCTACTCACGTGAGTAGGTGCCTCAGTCGGGGTCCGTCAGACGACGTCGCACTCGACGATCCGGAACTTCCGGTGCGCCCCGGCGTGCCGCTCGAAGTCGCGCAAGCCGGTCTGCGCGGCGGGGTAGGTTTCCGACCAGCGGACGACGCCGTAACCGATCTCGGGGCCGTTCAGAAGTTCGTCGATCTCGCGCGCGAGCCGGTCGATATCCCGCTGAAGGTCTTCAGCCTTCGATTCGAGCGCTTCGGCGAGATCGAATTTGTGGTCGCGGTATCCCCCGTCGGTACCGAGCCACCACCCGGATTCGCCCTCAGCGCCGCTGTGAAGGTACATGTCGTGTCGCTCCCCGTGCTGCCACTTCTTGTCACGCACCCGCTTAACCTTCGGGTCCGCCGCGAGTTCGGCGAACCGGTCGCGCTTCTCGACCGCTTCCGTCCACCGGTCCTCAAGTTCGTAAGCCTTCTCGTGCCGGTTCTCGGTCACCTCGACGGCGTACAGATACGACCGGGTCTCGCTCGACCGGGTCGACACGGTCCCGTCGGCGTGAACGACCTTCGTCGTGCGCTTCTTCGAGGGCTTCGGCATTTCCTTAACCTCCTGCTGTCCGTTGTCGACGACCGTCGCCGACGTGTCTTCGGTGTACTTCTCATTGAGCGGAACGACGATCGGCATAACCGAGAACATGTTGCCCCCGGCGAGCTTCGCCTTCACGGGGACGGCGACCTTACCGAGATAGAAACCGACCTTCGCGTCGTTCGCGCGGCGGCGCTCTTCGGTCTTCGCCTTCGAGGGGTTGAACCATCCGAGCCCCCGCCCGTTCTCGTCGAGGATCAGGTACGCACGGCCGTACTCGCCGTCGACCATGCGAGCCCGAACCATGTTCCCTTCGAGGTCGAACACGGCCGGAAGCGCCCACACTCCGCCGTTCGCGTCGATCCGCCCCTGTAGCTCTTCCTCGGCGGCGAGAAGCGAGTGAGCGCGGTTCGTCAGGGCGTTGTCGATCGGGTCCGTCTGGTCGTCCTCGACCGGCTTCGCCTTCGTCTTCGTGTCGGCGTAGTCGTACGCTTCGGCGTGGTCCATGCCCAGCGCGCGACCTTCTTCGAAGGCGACGGAGTAAGCCGACTTCTCGACGATCGGCGCGACCTCGACGACCGGCGCGATCTCAGCCTCGACGGCCGCCTCGACCTCGACGAGACCGGCTTCGATCAGTTCCTCGCGGGTCGGACCGATAGCGTCCTTCGCCCCAGCCGCCTCGATGGCGGCGACGGCCTTACGGGCGGCGACACGCTCGCCGTCCTCGACGTCTGCACCCGACTCCCAGGTGAACCCGTCGAGTATGTCGATGATCCAGCCGAACACCCACGCCGGGGCGGTAAGCGTGATGCGCGAACCCTTGCCGTAACGGCGAACGGTCGCGGTACCCCAGTAGCGAGCGAAGAGCTTCGCATCGGGCGTCGAGGGAGACTCGACCGCCGGGGCAATGTCGATGAGTGCCGCTACCTTGCCCGGGAGGCTTACCGTGATCATTCGCCTTACTCCTTCGCCGCCGTCGTTGTTGAGGTCTCGACCGTACCACCTACTCACGTGAGTAGGTGCTCAAAACGCAGAAAACCCCCGCCGAAGCGGGGGCAATCTTGCAAAGACTTTACCTAAGGAACGGGCGAAGCGGACAGATCACCTACTCACGTGAGTAGGTGCTCGCCGTCCGGCGTGACGACCCGGCGTACTCCGGTCGCCCGTATGAGCGTCCAACATGCCGGGCACGGCTCACGCGTGACGTACAGCGTCGAACCGTGAAGCTCGCGCGGGTCGGCGTGCCGAAGCGCGTTCCGTTCGGCATGGTCGGCGAGGCAATTCGAGTAATCGCTGTCGCGCGGGCAGTCCTCGACCGACAGTCGACCCCGGGGGCACGCACCGGCCGACGCACAACCCGGCACACCAGCCGGGGCACCGTTGTAACCGGTCCCCCGAACCTCGTTGCGGGCGTTCACGAGAAGTGCGCCGACCTTCGCCCGGGTGCAGTCGGCACGGGTCGCCGCCCATGCCGCCCCGGCGAGAAAGTAGGTGTCCCAATCGGGACGGGTCACGGCCATATCGCCCGCGCTACGGCGACGCCGATCACGAACATGATCAGGAACACGAGAGCGTCGACGAAGAATGAGCGCGGGTCGTCTTCGCCGCCCCAATCGAAACGGTTGTCGTCGTTCACTTGCGAAGCCCCTTCTTCCGGAATTCGTCGCGCACCTTCCGAATCAGCTTCTCGACTCCGTCGCGATCGTCGGCGTCGGTGCCGTAGGACTCGCGAAGCCACTTACGGGCGTCGGCCGCGAACACGGCCGGGTCGTCGATACGGGTCAGGTCACCGACGCTCTCAGCGTTTTCGAACGGCGAGAAGCACGAACACCCGGCATCCTCGCCCCAGAAGAGCGCGCCGTCGTCGAGCCGCTGGAAGACGGCGATCATGTTGAACTCATATCCGCCGATCGTGTCGACGTCGCCGACGATCCGGGCGGCGAAGTTCTCGGGGCTGTAGTAGATGTTCACTTCTTCTCGCTTCCGTAGGGCGAACTAGGCATGTCCTGCACAGAGTTGGGGGCGATCTCGCGGAGCCGGTCGAGGACGAGACCCGCGAACTCCCGAATCTCGGCGTCGGCGGCGACATGCCAACGCTTGCCGAGTACGTCGCGCCACGCGCGAAGGTTGCCCGTCACGACCATGTCGACCGGGGCGGCGTTCGGCAGGATCGCCCGTGCCGCTTCGCGAGCAGCCTTACGGGTGAGTCCCTTCGAGCGAAGTTCCTTCACGGCCGCTTCGTACCGGCCGACGGCGTATGAGTACGCCGACCGAATGAAGGCTTCGCCCTCAGTGCCTCGCATGGCAGGCGGGATAACCGGCTCAGTGTCGCCGTAGTCGACATAGCGCTGAGAGACGACCGAGAACGACAGGTGTCGGTGCCGGGTGAGTTCGGTCAGTAGGGCACGGGAGACGCCCCGCACGAGAAGGGTCACGCTCGCGTGTTCCAACACGCTGAAATGACCCTGACCGATGATGTTCGCGAGGTAGTCGCGATTCGCCGCCGTCTTCTCGTTGGGCCGGTCGAACGACTTGTAACAGATGCGACCAGCCGCTTCGGCGAGCGCGTCAGGGTCGGTCGTCCAACTATTCGGATGCGTCTCGTATCTGTACGCCTGAAGTAGGGGGCTGTACGTCGGAAAGTGCGTGTACGCCAATACGTCGACGTTCAAAGTCAGTGCCCCCGCTTCTGAAGCGAGAAGGCGGCGAAGCCCTCGATACGCCCGTCGGCGTAGTGCACGTACCCTTCCGGCGTTCCCTCCGGTGCCCACTTCCCCCACTTGAGTACGTCCGCTTCGGGTAGGGGCTTGCCGTAGTGACTCGGCACCGGGTCGCCCTCGCCGCGTGCGGAATACCAGCGGTCGCCGCAACAGTCGCAGTCGACCCCGGCGTCGATCCCATCGAAGTAGATTCCGAGTCGCTGCGCCTTGAAGTCGGCCGTCTCGGCGTCCGGCGCTTCGATGATGACGAGAACGGATATCCCGTCGTTCGTGTCGTAGTCGAAACCGCCGCCGCTGTTGTTCTGTCGGTACTCGAAGAAAGGCATGTTCTCTCCAATGGAAAGGGCGAGCACCTACTCACGTGAGTAGGTGACTCGCCCGGGGCGACGTCGGTCAGTAGGCGATGAGCACGGCGATCTGCCACACAAGCCAAATCACGCACGCGTATGCGAAGTACTCGCGGAACTTCAAACCCATTGCTATCTCCTGTCGGTTATCGAATTGCCGGAAGCAACTCGGCGAACTCAGCGCCGGATACGACGACCGTCGAAACGGTCTCGCCGTCGGCGTTCTTCATGTGAAGGTCGAACCCGGCGTCGACCCGGGTCGCCGTAACCGTGTTTCCGTTCGCCAGCGTGAAAGTCATTTCCCTGTCTCCCCTTGCGTTGTGGTGAATCAGAAACCGGCTTCGGTCCACAGCTTCGCGAACCGGGTCTTACCGAGCGAGCGAATGACCCGCACTCGGTGCCGCTCGATGCCGAAGTCGGCGGCGATCTCGTCGTCGTTCTCGGTGCCGTACAGCCCGACCGGGTCGATACCGAACGTCGCCTTCAGTACGTCGTTCTGCTGACGCCCCATGCGGTCGAGGATCGTGTGAACGTTGTCGCGCGTTTCGTTCCGGCGTACGCGCTCGTAGTCGCCCGCCTCGACGAGATCGGCCGAGACGCCGACCGTCTCGGCGACCTTGTCCAAAAGCGTCATGTAGGCGTCGCCGTCGCCGGACGACGGGGCGTCGAGGTACTCGACTCCCTGCCACGACATGCGGGCCGCGAACGCCATTTCGGGAGATAGCTTCTTCTTCCCCATGACGTCCGACTGAGCCACCTTCTCGGCTTCGTACGGGTCGCCCCCCGCGATGCTGAGGGCTCGCTCGAACTCGCTCGCTATGGACCGGGTGACGCCGGGGCGGGTCTCAACCTTGCGAGCGTCACTCATGACGCCCTGAACGGTCCTGTCGATGAAGACGAAGAACTCGGCGACCGTCTGACCGTTGAACCGGCCGAGAGCCTCCCAGACAGCCACACGGCCCGTTTGGGCGAGGTCTTCCTGAAGGTCGAGGTCGGTCCGGCCGGACCCGGTCGCGTAGCGGCGGGCGAGTTGCTGCACTCGCTCTTCCGTCGCCTCGACGACGGCCGTAACGGCGCTCAGGTCGTTGTTCTTCGCGTCGGCTATCTGCTGCTCGGTAAGGGCGATCACGGCGTCTCTCCTGTGTTCCGGTGTCTGCTCTGTGGGGAGCGGAAGGGTTTTCCGGAACGGGGCAGAGAGCGCGCTAGGTAGACGTGACGTGCGTCACGGAGCGTCTCCGGGCATGCGGGGGCATGACTAAGCCCCGTCCGGGTTTGCTCGAACGGGGCCTAGCGCTTTGGGCCGTCGTCGTTGCGGTGCAGAACGTATGTCGCGCACCAACGAAGGGCAACCAGCGATGTTGCCTACTATCGCCGCTAGTCTTTTGGGCGTCTACCTTTGAAGCGAAGGCGAAACGGCGGTACAACCTGTGGTCGTATGCACGTACTCACGAGTACGACTCAAGGATGATGATCCACGGGGCTTCGTGACTTAGACGAGACGTCAGGTGCCAGCAAACGGCATTGCAAACCCATGGGGAAGAGTTCACCTACTCACGTGAGTAGGTGCCCGGACAGATATAGCCGAACCGGACACCTACTAACGGCGGCAGTAGATAAGTGCAGGTCAGGGGGTCGTTACTACGACGCTGTTTAGTAGTCCGCCCCGTACAGAGAACCCCAGGAACGCCCGCCTACCTCCGCTTCGGCGTCGATCGGGACCCCGTAGAGATCGAACGTCATGCACCGCTCGAACTCGCGAGCAAATTCGCTCGCCTCCAACTTCGGTACGGACGCGAGGACTTCGTCGTGAATCGGCAGGCGCATGTGATCCAAGAGACCGGCTTCTTCCATGTTCAGGAGAGATTGGCCGAGCACGTCGCGCGCCGCCGACTGGCACGCGTAGTTAACGACGGCGTACGTACGGTCACGGTCGAGCGGAAGCCGACGGCCGGTCGCCGACACGTGCACCATGCCCGTGTGACGCGCTTCACGCTGCCACCTGCCCGACGCCCGTTTGATCTCGGGATAGACCCGGTCATAGGTCGAGATCGCCCGCTGAACGTCCTCGATCGGCGCACCGGTCTGCCGGGCGATCGTCGCCGCCCCTCCCCCGTACACCTTCCCGAGACCGACACCCTTCGCTAGCTTCCGGTGCTTCTTCGTGAAGCCGTCGCCGAACACGAGACGGGCCGTGAAGTCGTGCAGGTCCTCGCCCGCGCGAATGGCTTCCTTCATTCGCTTCACGTCGGCGAGGGCGGCGAGAACCCGCATTTCGACGGCCGCGAAGTCGGTCGACACAATCACTTCGCCTTCGTCGGCGAGAAGACAGCGGCGAATCATTTGGTCGGACGATGGCAGAGTTTGCAGCGCCGGACGGACGATTGACATTCTTCCCGTCCGTGCCTGCAATGCGTTTATGTGCGGGTGGACGCGCCCCGTCGAGTCGACCGTGTCGAGGAATGTCCCGACGTACGCCGAGCGCCACTTACCGGCACGCTTAGAGCGAAGAACGGCGACAGCCAAAGGGTTAGGCGTACGCGTGTCGAGCGAGTTCCAACTGAGATCAATATCCGCGAGCGCACAGAGAACCGCCTTATCTACCTTCACGGCACCGGAAGCCGTGCGCTCGGTCAGGGTCTCCCCCATACCGGCGAGCGCTTCGGCGATCTGAGCCGTTGAGTTCACGTTGTCGACGCCGTACCGCGCGGCCTCAGCGACGAAGCGAGCCGCTTCCATGCTCAACCGTTCGTGCAGCGACTGAGTGAAGTCGACGTCAAGCACCATGCCCCGGCGTTGCATGGTCGCGCAGATACGGGCGATCTCGTGCTCGTACTGCCTGAGTGCCTGCCGGACGTCGAGGGCGTCGAGCCGCTCGACCAGTCTCGGCCAGAGACGCGCCGTCAGGATCACGTCGAGACCCGCGTAAAGGTTGTACGTCGGGTGGTCGAGCGGGATACCGGCCCAGCCGGTTTCCTTCGTCAGACCGAGCGACCGGAAGACGGCCGTAAGGTCACCCTGAGTGTCCGGGGCGGACGGGTCGACGTAGTAAGCCGACAGGGGCTTAAGGGACGTCCCTACGCCCCCTTCCATCGGCTGTCGAGGGTCGACCAGCGCGGCGAGAATCTTCGTGTCGATCGTGCGCGGCGCGAGTTCTTCGAGGGCGACCCCGGCGTGACGGTCGAGAACCAGCCAATCGAAGGCAGCGTTATGGATCAGGTAGCGGGCATCCTGCCGAAGCGCCGACCGGGCGTACTCGGCGAACCATCCGCCCCGCTCGAAGTGGAGTACCCATGCCGTCCGGGCGTCGCCGAACTGAACGGTTCTCAGCCGGTAGCCGTCGCGGTAGACGTCGAGCCCGGTCGTCTCTGTGTCGACGGCGATCGGGCCACGCCTCGATGCCTCGACAAACCACCGTTTGAACGCGTCGAGGTCGTCGGGCGTCTCGGGTATGTGGACGGTTACCGTCTCGCCCGCTATGTCGTGTCGGTATGTGCGCAAGCTATCTCCCCACACGGGGCAGGGCACCTACTCACGTGAGTAAGTGCCCTGCCGTTGTTGCTACTTCGCGAAAATGCCCGGACCCGTCGCCGGGGCGACTGCCCCCGCCACCCGTACGCCGACCAGCGCGATACCGGTCTTCGTCTTCCTTCGGGTCACGCCCCGCTCTTCGAGGGCGTCGTAAAACGCACGGCGTGTCCAACGTTCCCGAGCGGGAAGGTTTTCCGCCTCGCACCAATCGAGGTACGCGTTAAAGGCTTCGTTGCCGTTCATCGACGCCGTGTCGTCGATCTCCAGTACGCCCGGGAAGAACCCAGCGAGAGCGTCGGACGTCTCGCGGTATTCCTTCACGGCCGACTGCACGACGCCCGGGTCGCCGAGACCGTCGGCGTACCACTCGACCGCCCCGCGCACGGCCCATGCCGCGATGCCTTCGGCTTCGGCAGTCAGCTTCGAGTCGAGGTCGTAATCGCGTTCGTGCGGGGCGAACCAACGCTGAAACGGGATCATCTTGACCCGTCGCCAAAGCCCCTCATCCTGCCCCCGGAACTTCGGCTTATGGTTCGTCGCGAGCATGAGAAGAAAGGTCGGCTTGAACTCGAAGAATTCCTGACGAAGGAACCGGGCGGCGATCATGTCCTTACCCGTTACCCGCTTCAGAACGGCTTCCGACATTGGCTTGCCCGACTCGCCCTCGCTCGCCATGACGAAGCGAGAACCGCGAAGGGCGGCGATATCGTTCGGGATTCCTCCCGACGTCTTTTCCTCGAAGGTGGCGAACGGGGTCGTCTTCGAGATCGACCTGAAGACAGCGGTAAGCGTGTCCGTAAATACGCTCTTTCCGTTCGCCCCCTTCCCCCACAACACGGCGAAACACTGCTCGGACGTGTCGCCCGTCATGCCATAGCCGACCAGACGGCGCATGTACGCCGGTAGGTCAGGGAAGCCCGGAAAGATCTCGTCGAGGAACTGTTCCCATCGGGGGGCGACGGCTTCCGGCCGAAAGTCGAGGTCGAGCGCATAGGTCAACATGTCGCGCGGGTCGTGCGTGCGAAGGGTGCCCCGGCGAAGATCGACCGTCCCGTTCCGGAAGCTCAGCAGGTGCGGGCGAGCGTCGAACTCGCTCGCGTCGACGTGAACGTTCGGCACCGACCGAAGCTCGGTCAGTAGGGCGTCAATACGGGTCGTCATGGTGAACGCGCGTGCCTTCTGAAGGTCGCCCGCCAGAATGAGCGCCGCTCCCATGCGGTGAATCTCTTGACGCACTTTCACGGTCGACCGCTCCCACACGGAACCGTTCCACACGAAGAATCCGAGACCCGGGGCGTACTTAATCCGGTTCCCGGACCATGCGACCAACGCGTGAGCGTTCATCGCGTCCGACTCGCCATAACGGGTGATGAGCCCCGACAGGATGCGAGCCGCTTCCTGCCCTTCGCTCGCCTCGACGACGTCGGCACCGGTCCGGCTGGTCAACTCGGCCGAGACAGCCTCAGCCTTCGCCGTCTCGGCGTCGCGCACGGGGCGAGCCGTCCTTACGGCACGGTGCAGTGACGCCGCGAAGCCGGACGGGTCGCGCTTCCTCCAATCAGTCAAGTCGTCGCCCTCGAAGGGCACTTCGAGCGTGAAGACCTCGACGCCGTGTTCGGCGAGCCCGTCGGCGAGACGGCGAGTGAAGCCCTGTCCGGCCGTGTCGTTGTCGCCGCACACGATCACCTGAGAGCCGCGAAGCCCTTCGGCGAGTTCGGCAATCAGCTCAGGGGAAGCGGCGAGCGACGCGCCCCGGACGGCGACGGCGTCATAGCCGACAGCGACCGCTGTAAGGGCGTCGCCGGGCCCCTCCGTGACGATCGTCGCCGAGTAACCCCCGTGCCCCCGGAAGACCCCGTAAGGGCTCCAGTGAGCCCCTGAGGGGTTCTTGAGAGACACCCAACGCTGCGAGCACTCCCCCGTAACGTCGCGCCCCTGAAGACCCCGTGCGACGCCGTCGAACCCGTCGAGCGGCACGGTAAGGCGAGGGAAGTTCAGGAACGTACGGGACACGTACGCGAAGCCGTAGCCGTCGCCATAGTCGACGCCGAGACGGAGTTCGGCGGCCGTGTCGAGGTCGAGCCCGAAGCGGTCGACCAGGTACGTGCGAGCCGCTTCCGAGTATTCGTCGGCGAAGTCGCCGAGCATCATCGACGTGTTGTCGATGTACGTCGCGAGAGCGGCGACGTGCCCCGTAGCGACCAGCGTCGGCCGTTCCTTCGGGACGGTCAGACCGGGGCCGGTCACGTCGAACAGATCACGCCATTCGAGTTTTACAGCGTCGATCACGTTCTTCGTCGGACAACCCGCCCGGCACGTAATCCGAACCTTGTTGTCGTCGCCCCGCCATATGCGGAGAGACGGCCGACTGTCGGCATGTGCCGGGCACCGGGTCGCGTATCCGCCGTCGGCTTCTTCGGTCACCTGCCCGAAGCGGGCGAGCACGTCGCTAAAGCGCATGGTGTGAGTTCCCTTCGTCAACACCCTTAGAGCGGAAGGGTTTTCTCACTCGGCATCGGCGTTTCGTACGGCGTCGAGAAGCCCGGCGAAGTCGTCGACGGTCGTCGAGAAATACCAACGCGAGGAATCGAGCCCCCGGAATGACGGCCGGAACCCGTAGAGATACGCGAAGGTCTTCGCCGACACTCCGAAGAACAGCCGAAGCCGGGTGAACGTCCGGACGTCGATGTGCACACGTCCCGACCTGACGCCTAGTCGGCGTGCCTTGTGCGCTACGACGGCGTATGGGAAACCGGCGTTCTTCGCCTCGACGAGACCCTGACGAAGCCAGGTCGGCACGGCCGGATTCTTCACGTCCTTGCACTCGACGACGAACGGCCACGCGTGAAGGTCGCCGACGTCGTAACTACCTTCCTGAGCCTGCCTTTTGACGTTCAGCGGGTCGGCGGGATTCCGGAACTTAGTCAGTCCTGCCGGTAGGTCTTGCCACCCGTCGACGTACAGCCCTAGGGCGTCGTTCAGGTGATCGCGAACGGCGCTCTCCCATGCCGTCCCCCGTGCCTTATTCGGGTTAGCCACGACGCCCCCTCGCTACCGACGCGACGACCCACAGGGCGGAGTCGACAGCGACGCCGACGAAGAACCAAATCGACTCAGTCACGTAGCCACCTCACCTCAACGCCGCGCGAGAGAGCCGATGCGAGGGCGTCGAGGTAGCGCCCCCAATCCTTGCGCCCCTCGACCCCGGGGTCGAGAACGACCGTGTCGCCCCGCCCCATGGTCCGTACGTCGCCGAGAGCCGGACCGGTCTCGACGGAGATTCTCCGTATCACTGTGCACCCTTCCTCACCTACTCACGTGAGTAGGTGATGAGACGACAAAGGGCCGGACAGCGCACGCTCGCACTGTCCGGCCCTGCCTTGCCTGCTAGTCCTCGACGCCCGGCGTGATGAGCCGGACATGTTCGGCGGATATCCACTCAGCGCGCATGGAACGGCGAGCCGTGAAGCCCGATTCCGTGCCCGTCGGCCGGACCCTCAGCATGGGGCGAAGACGCCCGCCTTCGAGCCGTGCCGTCACCTTCTCGACGACGGCGTCGGTCATGCGTACCCGGTTCGCCTGTCGGGTCGCGTAGGCGACTAGGTCGCCCCGGTAAAGCTCTTCGCCCGCGTAGTCCGTGACGACGCCCCGCTTCGCCATTAGATGCGCCCCCATGCCTTCGAGCCGTACGTCGGCGTAGTGCCGAACAGAATGTCGTCGAGCAGCGTCCGGCCGTTGTCGGCGTAGGGGCGGAATTCCAAACCACCGGTAGAGCCCGGACGGCCGAGAAGGGGCTTCTCGTCGCCGCCGTCGACCCGCGCCACCTTCAGCGCGTCGTAAACGGCGTTCACGTGCCTACGGGGCGACGCGAGCGGGTCGCCCGCCACACGGCCGAGAACGGCGAACACTACGTTCGCTTCCTCCGCACTCAGCTTCAGTTCGACGAAGTCGCGCCGGATCGTCTCAGTCTTCTTCTCTGCCTTCGCCATGCTTCTCTCCTAAAGGTCGATCTCGTCGTCGACGCCGAATCGGCGACGGCGTTCGTGAATCAGGGGCTCTCGCGCTTCGGGCGGGAATTCCCACATCGGGCGACGCACTTCGTCATCATCCGAATCACGGAAGTGCGCCGCCCATATGAGAGCCGCGTAAGCCGGGGACGGGAATAGCGGCGGCATGTGGTTACTCGGCGATCGCGTCGTTATAGCTGCGGATGTTGTCGAGAACCGGCTTCAGGTAGGACACGTGCCGACCCTTCTTCGTCGTGTACTCGACGAGTTCGAGTCGGAGGGTCGCGACGGCTTCGCCGCCGACACGGGCGAGGTCGTTCTCGTACTCGTGCAGCACTTCGGCGAGCGTCCACGAACCCGACTGGAATCGGAACGACCCGAGATCGGGATCGTCGGCGAGCCGGAACGTGATGTTGATCGACGGCGACGGACCGACGTAATCCTTCGCCGCCTGCTTGCGCTCAGCGAAGAGAGCCGGGCAACCACACGGCCGACCCGCCTTCTCGTCGGGGCTCAGGAACTCGACGCCATCACAGTGATGGACCAGCTTGGACCGGTTCCACAGCTTCATATCCGACCGGATCGCCTTGACGCCGTCCAGGATCACCGGAACGGCATTCGCGGCCGTCAGAACCTCGATGAAGTTCTCGTTCGGCGAGTCGGTCTCGTCCGGCACTCCGCCGAAAAGCTGAGCGACGGCATCGGCGACGACCCGGTCGCCGGTCGTGATGCGCCACTCAGACAGCGACTCAGGCTGTCCATCGACCTGACGGCCGGAATGGAACCGGCCGACCGTGCCGTCGGAGTAGTTCGCCCGGGGCTTCGGTGCGGCGTCAGGGTCGGTCTCGAAGATGCGAAGTGCCATGCTCTCTCCATTCGTTGGGGAGAAGGGGCGGCGGCGTCGGTGCCTACCGTCCGCCCCCTCTGATTGGCCTAGAGCGTGAGGGTTTTCTCCGCCCTACTTCGCGAGCGCTTCCCACTTCCCGGCGTCGTTGTTGTCGAGGGTCGCCTTATAGACCTGACGCGTTGCGTGATGGAACACACACACCCCTTCCGGGTCCATGAACCCGGGGGCGGCGACCGAACCGAACGCGCGAAGCCCGTCGAGGACGGCGGCGACCCTGGTCGTGTCGAACGGTCCCCTGTACAGCACCGGTACCGGCTCGACGGGCACGCCACCGACGTTCGCCTTCACGTCGGCGTGACGATCCGTGTTGAAGAGCGAGAAGGCACGGCCGGTCACGCCGTAACGGCGCTGAATACCGGCACCCCACCACTCCCCGAAGTGCAGCCCCGGACCCAAAAGGCGGGCGAGGTCGACAGCGTTCGCATGCACCCACCCGGCGAAGCCGAAATTGTCGTCACCGGGAACGACGACGCGCTTACGCGACTGTGCGGCGACATGCCAAACACGCTCGCCGTCCCAAGCCTCCCCAGACTTGAGCGGGTAGACGTCGAACACGGCGGCGTTGCTCACCTCGACACCCGGCGTGATGTGAATCGCGGCGTTGGTGCCGTCGATCTTCTCAGTAACCGTCATGTCCCGGAAAAGCCGGGGCGTCTTCGGCCATGCCTGAAACTCGACCATGCGTATTCCCTTCAGGAGATTCGGCTACTTCGCGCGGCGCTGAGTGCCGGTCACAATGCGACCGAGCGACTTCGCGAGGGCACGGCCGATAACCGTCTTCGAGGTCTCGCGATCCCAATCGAAGACCTTCCGCAGCGTCAGGAACACATCGAACACGTCTTCGTCGATACGCACCGGCTTGAACGCCCACTGATCCGGCGTGACGTGAAGGACGGCCGCGCCATCGAGGGGCGGCATAGGCTCGCTCGACCCGTCCGGCGCAATGATCCTGTCGGCGTACGCGTATGCCGCCATCTGAAGGGCGACGTCGGGATACGTGTCCTTCGAGGTCTTCCAGTCGACCATGAGAAGGTGCGGTTCGCCGGACCGGTCCGGGGTCGGCTTCCCGTCGACGTCGAGCCATACGCGAAGGATCGCGTCGAACGATCCGGCGTAGCCGTGCGCGTCGCTCCAGGCGACGTCCTCGGCGCGCACTAGCTCAGGGTTCACGACCCGAAGGAACTCAGCGAAGTGTGCCCGGTAGGGCTCTAGGTCAGGGTGAACGCTGTACGGCGTCTCGCCCCGCATCATGCGTTCGAAGAGATCGTGTGCGTTCGAGCCGATGTCGGCGCGAACGGTCGTGTAACGGCGAGACGCCCCCTTCAGATAGTCGACCGCTCCCTGTCGGTCACGCTCAGCCATGCGGGCGACGAAGTCGATTGAGTCGACGGCGAGTTCGGCCGTCATCTTCGCCGACCAGTACTGAAGAAACGGCTTCGGCAGCATGCCGACGACGCTTGTCACGCCGGGCACTCGGATATCGGGTGCGGCCGTGTCGACGTAGAAACGACTTCCGCCCCGCTTGACTGTCTGAACGCTTCCCATGGTTGCCCTTCGGTCGGTGTGCTTACAGACCGATGGGGAGCGCAAGGGTTTCCCGGGTGACGGAGGTGACGGTTTGAAGGTTGTTTCAGGTATCGCTAGGAGATCTCTAAGGGATACCTAGAAATGCAAATCGAACGTCACCTGCGTCACCCATGCCCGCTGAACGGCTGTACGCCCGCCTGAGGGCATGACGAAGCCCCGACCGGGCGAGGGGCCCAACCGGGGCTGTACGGCCGCGAGAGCGGCGCTCAGGGCTTCGCGGGGCGCCACTAGAGCGGAACGGTTCCCCCGGGCATGCGAAACGCCCCGACCCTCCGAAGAGAGCCGGGGCGTCCGGTGTAGTGCGGGATTAGATCTCAGAGAGAAGGTTCTTCACCGTGTCCCGGATCGCTTCGAGCTTCGCCCGGGTCGCCTTCTTCTGCTTCTCGTCGAGACCCTCGACGCCCTTCGCGTCGACTTCCTTCGAGAGCTTCTCCATCTTCTTCACGTGGTCGATAAGGATCTCGGTCGGCGTCTTCTCCTTACCGGTCTCGGCCGGACCGGAAGCGGCGGCGAGTTCCTTCTGAGCCTCGGCGACGGCTTCGTTCGCCGGGGCGAGTGCTTCGTTCATCTCCTCTTCGGTCATCTCGCCCGCTTCGAGCTTCCGCTCGACTTCGTCCGTGAGCTGACCGAGCTTCGCGGCGGCCGTGTCGAGTTTGTTCTGAGCCTTCTCGACGAGAGCCTTCTTCTCGCGGTTCGCCTTCGCGATCTCGGCGCGGGTCTGAAGCGTAATCCCGAAGTGCTTCGCGACCACTTCCGACGCCGACGGCTTCTTACCGTCGACCGCCTTCGCGGCGTCGAGCAGCTTCGAGAAGCGCTTCGCTTCTTCCGGCGAGTGGTCGAGCGCGCGGAGGTACTCGACCCGGACGTCGACCATTGCGTTCTGAGCCGACTTCTTCACGCTGTCGACGCCCGCCCGGATCACGTCGGCCGCTTCGTCGGTGCCCTCAGCCGGAAGACCCTCCGTGACTCGGGTATAGACGGCCGTCGAAGCCTTCTTCGACTGGTCGAGGTCTGCCTGAAGGTCGGGAACGCCGTCCTTCGGAATGTTCAGCCGAATGTCGAGAAGCATCCGGGCAATTTCCTTGCCCGCGCCGTACGCCGTCGCCGCAGCCTCGCGCACCTTCGCGGCAGCTTGGTCGACCAGGGGGTTAACGCCCTCGATCTCCGTGAAGTCCTTCGGCAGGGTCGCGACCTCAGTCGACGGCGCCGGAACGGCCGGGGTCGGCACTTCCTGAACCGTGACAGCGGCCGTCATGCGCTGCCGAAGCGGGTTGCGCTCGCGCGCCGGAAGCTTCGCGACGAGAGTGTCGGTCTCCTTCTTCAGTTCCTGAGCCCCGTCGACGTTCTCAGCCTCGACCAGCGAAGCCATACGCTCGATGTTCGCCTCGATCTCCTCACGAAGCTTCGCGTTCGTCTCGTCGTTCGCGGTCGTCTTCGTCGTAGCCATTTCGGCTACCCCCTTCGGGTCGGTCGTGCTGTCGGTGTCGATCTCGGTTGCTGCGGTAGGCAGCATAGCAGGCGCGGCGAGGGCGGCGAGCATGACCCGCCAACAAGCGGCACACGGGGCGTTGTCGGTGTCGTGCACGCCGACGTATCGGCTTCCGTCCATCATGAGACGGCCGCAAAGCGTCTCGTCGTTGCCCGTGCTCAGGTGGAGAGCCTTGCCCTTGCCGATGAGCGCGAACTTCCGGGTCGCCTCGCGACCACTGTCGATCCACTCCTGAAGTTCGTTGCGCTCGCTCACCGTGTCCGCCCCTCCGTCGCCGTTTCCTACCTACCGAGGGACACCGTACCACCTACTCACGTGAGTAAGTGACCCAAACGCAAAAAGCCCCCGCCGAAGCGGGGGCTCAGTTGCTAGTCGACTAGGGCGTCGACCCGTTCGTGTAGGGCGGCGAGTGTTCCGGCGTTCGTCACGATGCTGTCGGATACGTAGCCGTTCAGCGCGGTCTCTGACACGTGCCGACGGTTCTTCAGCTCTTCGGACGTGACCGTGTCGGCCGGGTACGTCGGCCGGATGATCCGGACCATGCGGAAGCCCTTCGCCTTAAGGGCGTCGGCTTCGTTCGGGTACCGGACGTCAGAGACGACGACAGGCATATTCCACTTATCGGCGGCGTCGACTTTGTCGAGCAGCAGGCGAAGCCAAAAGTCGGGGTCGAATTCCCGAATGCCCTCCCCCATCTTCTGAAGGGTCCGGCGAACTTCCGGCATTTCATCCTTCGCTCGCTCCCACCCCTTCCGCTGAATTGCGTCACTCAGCCGGACGGGCAGGAATCCGCGAACGCCGGGTTCAGCGCCGACGATCGGGTCGAATGCGAGCGCTGCATCTTTCAGCGGGTCGGCGAATGCGAGCCGGGTATAGGCGAACCGGCTCACGAGACGGGCGGCGACCGTGTCCTTTCCGGACCGTGCCGCGCCGATCAATGCAACGTGCGGGTATCCCATGCGTTCCCCTTCAGAGTGGTTAGACACTCGTCAGGAGAGCGCAAGGGTTTTTCGTCACTCTCCGTATGCCCCGCGGAATGCCGGCATGGGGCTTACCGCCCGTGATGTCCGTTTTTCCGTTCGACGGAGAGTGACTAGACGACCGGGGTCGACGGGGTCACGACGGACCCGTCGGCGACCGGGGCAGGCTCGACGGCGACCGGCTCGACGACCGGCTCGACGACCGGGGCGTCGTCGGCGACGTCGTGAACCTGCATGAACGGCACGCCGAAGTCTTCGGCGAGAGCCTCGACGTCATGCTCGACCGCCTGAGCGTCGATCCCATGCCGGGCGAGGTACCCGGAAGCGAAGGTGACAACGGCCGTCACGCCCGCCTCGACGAGACCCCGAACGTCAGGCTGAACCGAAGGCCAGAAGACATGCGGGGCGAGAATGCCAGAGACGACAGTCGTCGCTGCGGCGGCGACAGTGGACGCAATTACCTTGCCAGAGATAGCCATTACTTGTGTTCCTTACTTCTGAGCGAGGGCTTCAATTACAGCGACTACCGATGCGACAGCGGTAACGGGAATTCCGTACTTCCAGCGCTCGACCGACCGAAGTCGGCTCTCGTGATCGTCGAGGGTCTTAGTGTCGTCGTTGCGAGACTGAGCGAGTGACCGAAGGTCGTCCCGCATGCCGACAATCTCGTCGTAGATCTCTCGTGCGGAAATGGTGACGATCCCTAGCTGTTCGTCTGCCACTAGCGCACCTTCGCCTGAAGGGCCTTAACAGCCTTCTCTAGCGCCGTCACACGCTGAGCGAGGGTAAGCACCGGGGCAGGGTGGGGGGTGGGTGCCGGAAGGGGAACCGGCTTCGGGGCAGCCTTCGCCGGGGCGGGCTTCGCCGGGGCAGGGACACCGGCCCATGCCTTCAGCGCCGAGACGCTCGCGAAGTTGGCGACGTTGCGGTCGATCCCGCCTGCCCACGAATACTGGTGGAACACCCACGGGTGTACGACGTGCGGGTGTCCGGCCGGGTGATTCGGGTCGGCGATCCATAGACCGTCGCCCGCGTAGTTCTCGGTGTCGTGGTTGTGCCAGTAATCCGTGTTGCAGTACAGCACGACGCGGTGACCCGGGGCGTGCGCCTTCACGTGCTTTATGAACGCGTCGCGCTCACCCTGAGAGACGCCGGAAGCTTCCCAGTCAAAGGCGAGGACGTCGCCCGGCTTCAGGGTGGCGTGCTTCAGGAAGTACTCAGCCTGAGCGACGCCGTCACCCGGTCGGCCGAAGTGATAATGCCCGACCACCAGACCGGCCGCGCGAGAGTGCGCCACCTGCCCGGCATAGCGCGGGTTCGTGTAGGACGTGCCCTCAGTCGCCTTGACGAAGGCGAAGGCAAGCCCCTTAGTCGGGAATGCGACCGGCTGATATGCGGAAACATCTACGCCGAGAATGGCCATAAGGAATCCCCCTTAGTTGAAGGTCGGCGGAGTAACCGCCGTGTCGCAGTTGTAGGAAGTGCCGACGCTCTCCGACTTACTCGCCTGCACGTATACGGGGCGCATGGCGGTAGGCCACGCAAAATCCCTGAGCGTCTCGACCAGACTTAGCCACGTAGCGTCATCCATTCCGGCACTACCATTAACGGAAGTCTGGAAAATCTGATCGCCGTTAGAGTCCGAGACATAGAGCGAGTAGCTAGTGCTACTACTCGACTGAGACATGTAAAGCCGTCCTTACTGACTAACCCATAGAGCCGACATAGAACACGCGACGTCGCCCGCCGACGCCGAAGTTGCAAGACCCGGCGACGTGACACCGGAGTTTTGGTTTCCCTGTACCTCGATGTAATCGCCGACGTTCAGCTGAACCATGCACGTCGTACCGACAGCGGACGAACCGCCCGACACGGGCAGGGTCTTGACGAAAGACCCATGAACTGTGGACGAGCCGTTTACCTGAATACGCACGGCACGCCAACCGGCGCCGTTGGTGGTGTACGAAGCAATCCCGGACACGAGATAAAGCCCGGCAACCTGGCACGTGTACCGGCTCGTATTGGTCGTCGTCGAGTGTCCGCCGTAGTTGTCGAATTCCTCGGTCTCTAGGTTCAGGCTTACCCACTGACCGTCGAGAAGGTTCTGCGCCGTTTCCGCGTGCGCACGGAACGACGGCGGTGACATGAGGTAGCCGACGCCGTCGCGAACCTGAGCGTTCCAAAGACCGGCCGTCAGGAAGTTACCTGTCGCCGCCGTATAGGGAGTCGGAGGCTGAAGAGTCACACTGTGTCCCTTGCTCCGGGCACCTACTCACGTGAGCAGGTGACCGGGTCGATTAGTACGCGAAGAGCGCCGTTCCGAACTTCTCGGCGCTGTCGAGGTATGTCGGGTCAGTGACACCGGACGGGAGCACTTCGCAGATGATGTCTCCGACGCTGTGAGCCTTGGTCGTCGCCACCGTCAAGCCGACGAGTGCCGTTGTCCAGCCGGACGACGTGCCGCTGATACCGGCCACGGTGACGGTTTCCTGATTGGCCGTGCCTAGCCCAAGGATCAGTTGAGTTCCGGCCGGTAGCTGAGCGCTGAGCGGGTTCGTGTTGTCCGCACTCGCGTTCACGATGATCGACGTAACTCCGATGGATGCGGGCGTGTTCAGCGTCGTATGCCACGGGGCGAACTGACCGTAAGGGTTCGCGTCGATCGGGCTGCACTGGAGAGTTACATAGGCTTCATTGTCGGCGTTCATGTCCCATGAGATCTGTTCGACAAAGCAGTCGATAGAAACCATGGGGGCACCGAACGGCCGTCGGTTGATACGGACCCGGGTACCTAGCTCTAGCGCGAGCAACGGGGCCCATAGAGCCGTGTTGGCGGACGGGTGAAGTTTGATGCTCTGTACGCGCGTCAGGGGCTGTTTGTAGCGGCTCACGAAGTAGTTCGCCGCATCCTGCGCTTCGAACGCGCTAGTCGTGTTGATAGTGCGCGTCAGGGTGCGTGTGTAGTAGGCGGCGATACTCGCCGCATCGCTCGCCGTGAAGTTGTTCCCCGTCGGCTGCTGAGTGACCGTCGCGGAGTTCGACAGGTGCGTCGAATCGAAGTCCAACTGAAGGTCTTCGTAAGGGAGTTCGCCCGTGCCGTCGCCGAACGTGAGGGCAGGGGTAAGGGCGTTGTACCGTACGCCCCGACCTAGGAAGGTAATCGTCCCGTCGGCTGATACGAAGTGCTCGCCGTTCTCGGTCGTCACGACGTCGCTCAGCGCCGACATAGCGTCGCCACCCGACAGACTGTCGGCCGGACCCATCGACGCCGTCAGGCCGGTTCCGATGTTGCTTGCCCCCGTGTAACCGGCATACCGAAGAATGCGCGAGTAACGGGCACTGCTGCTTTCGCCGCTAGCGCTCGACTTCCATGTCGAGTAGAGCTGTCCCATATCGGCTTCCGACAGCAGCGTCGGGAATTCGGTAACGAACGCTAGATCACCCTTATAGACGTCCGTCGCGGTCTTCGTGCGAGGGACCCATAGCGCGCCGAGACAGTCGACGGGCGGGTTAGTCATGACCAGACCCGAACCGGTGCTAGTCGACTGAACGCCGTCGAGCGAGGTACGGAAGTGCGACGCGTCAAAGCCGAACATGAACAGATGCCAATTTCCGTCGGCTACGTTCACGCCACTCTGAAACGCCAAGCTGAAGTTGTAGTCAGTCAGGTTCGCATTCGCGTTTACCCGCAACCAACCATCACTGCCGAGAGCTACCCGAATATGTCCGTCGAACGTGCCGTCTCCGAAGTCGTCAGTTCGCGTCTCCCAAATGACCAGTCGGTCAGACGGTAGCGACGTCGCACGGAAAGCAACCATGCGTGTCCATCCGGCCGGGTTGCCCGGTCCGTTAATGCCGACGGCAGTCAGGTCGAGGACGGTCGCCGGGTTCGGGTTGGTGCCGCTACCGGGAATCGGCGGGGCGAGGGTTACGACAGTGCCCGTCGAGCCCGTGAAGGCACCGGTCGCGCTCGCCGACGTGACGCTGTTACCGGCCGACAGGTTGCCGTTTCCGGTCTTACTGAGTACGGCCGGAAGCGCTCGGAAGTTGCCCGACTCGTCGGCGAACGACGTCGAGCCGACAGCGTCACCCAACGGGTAACAGAACCGGGGCGAGTGCGAGTCGATCTCTTCCTGAAACACTTCCTTTAGCTGTACCTGAGACAGCAGCGCGAAGGCATCGACGGCCGTCGGAGTCACTTCCTCGTATGTGCCGTCGTTAGCCCATTGCGTCGCCCAACGCTCAGTGAAGCCACTAAATATCGGGTACCACTTACCCGGAGAAACCCACGTAGTTGCGGTGCTCGCCCACTCGACTTGCAAGCCATCCACAATGATTGTGCTTGCCGCCGTGGTCGTCGCACCGACGTTGAAACCAATACGCATGCCGTAAACGGCGCCGGTCGTCGGGGCAGTAGCAGTGACTGTGAGTCGCTGCCATGCGGGCGTGCCGGAAGCGCCGGTAATCGCTGTACTAGAGCCATTTCCGAACACCTGCGAACCGTCGGCGTTCAGCCACGCAATGTACGGAAGAACAGTGGTCGACGTTGATGCCGTCGTGTTGGCAACCCACAGCGAAAAAGTGACTTGCTTCCCGGGCCGAATGGCAGGCACGTCGTATTTAAAAATGCCGGAGTTTACGCCCTGTGCGTTAGGGATAGCGAAGCTGAATACGTTGGCACCCTGCCACGCCTGCCCGTTACCCAGCACGGCAACGGTTCCCGGAATTGCTCCGGTCGGAAGTTGGAAATTCCATGAGGCCGGGAAAGCGCCAGCCGCGAAACCCTCACCGGCCGTAGCAATCTCCGGTGCCAACAGATTAGCCGTAGGTGGCCATTGGGCACGGCGTCGGTACGGCTGATAGGGCAGGATCTTTCCGCCGTACGGTCCCCCGGTATTCGTCGGGTCGAGGGCGCCGTCACGCGAGTCGAGAACGACGCTGTATTCGCCCGCCTGAGGCTGGTCGAGTTCGTACTGTTTCCCTCGCCGCGCGTTTGCTTGCGAGAGAGTGCGGTCGACGAAGTTCACCATGCGCGATGCCGGGAAGCTCGCGCCTGCGGCCGTCCATGACGGGCCCCAAAGTTCCTCGACGACTGGATAGTTCGGGTTTAGTGCCATGGTCCCTCCCATGAGGGGGCGAGCACCTACTCACGTGAGTAGGTGACCCGCCCCGCTCGACTACCGCTTGAATTGCTTCCAGGTGAACGAGTTACGCGCGCCTAGCTTCAACATCTCTTCGTGGAACATGTCGCGAAGCTCGCGCTTCGAGTGCACCGACCCGTGAACCTCGACGTGAACGTGTGTCGTGTGGTGGTGCACCGCGTGAGTCTTCTTGGCCGTGTGATGTGCTGCGGCGTGATGATGCTTCTTCGCCGCATGGTGCGCCGTGTGGTGCACCTTTATGCCTAGGGCGTGCGCGATCGCGTCGCGCATGCTGTCAGCAATGCTCATCATCTGAT